TATGGACTAGGCCTTCATAGCAAGTGTTGAGACAGGCATAAGAGGCTGAAAGTAGGCGAGCAATACAAGCCGAAAGGTCATTGTGCCAAGCGAGCAGGGTGGTTCCTCCCTCCCACCCTGTTCGCTAAATTCACTATCAGAATCAAATTGGGCATAGCTAAGAGCATAGAAAGGGTAGTCATATGGCTATTGATGATTGTGTTAACCGTCCGTTACTTACTGCTGAGGTTATTGGTATGGCGTTGACGAGGCGTATTAATGAGTTGATGAATGGGTCAGTGTCGTGGTTAGAGGGCGTTACTGATGATAGGCGTATGAGTGAGGCTGAAGAGCTTGGTCATTCTGCGTTTTGGGTCATTATTAATGAGTTGCAGCAGTGGCGTAATCGTATTGATGATGATCTTGAAGAGATGTATGACGAGCAGTCGCAGGCTTTTCAGGAGCGTGTGAAGAGTCAGTCTATTCCAACTGAGTTTGGTATTGATAGGGGTTATCCGTCGTATGAAATCTAGTAAGTGTAAGGGTCAGCCGTCTGCTACTCAGTATGGGAATGGTTGCCGTTGTGCTTTATGTCGGGATGCTTGGCGTATGCACAGTATTGAGTTGCGTCAGAAAGAACGTAAAAAGTCAGGAGGTACGAAACGTGACACTCCAGTGGTGGAACATGACGCATTTACTAGAGAACAAATCCTCGCAGCGAGAGCAAGTAATTAGTCATATCCAAATGCTTATCGAAAGAGAGATACGTGAGCTTGAATACGAAGCAGTTAATTCAACTGCCCGTAATCTCTCCGGTCACATAAATATAGCTTACAAAATACCTACCTTGGAAAATGTTTTAAGCACTCTAAGGAGGATGTAATGAATCTGTGGTTGGCGATCTGGTCGATACTTGATTTCGCTACGATCAATCACGAACCACCTAATCCTGAAATTGCACCGATTGTTTGTGAGTATTTTGCGGATGATTGTGTGGACGCTTTGGGGATTGCGTGGTGTGAGTCGTTGCATAATCCACGGGCCTATAACGGTGCGGATCATGGACTGTTTCAAATTAATAAGTATTTTTGGTATAATGTGTTCAAGGATAAGTGGGCTGACAGGTTTGAAATTGAACAATCAACTCGATTTGCGTTTTATATCGTTGAAAATACCGAAGCGAAATGGCGTCTTTGGACGTGTGGTCGCTATTAGAACGTGGCTAATCGGATGTTTAAGAGTCCACCTGATTAGCTGCAAGAAAGGGAGAGGGGGCGTCGTTCCCATAAACAAAGCCCTCTCTCCCGAAGATCCCAAATAAAGGAGAAATAAATGTCACATAAGATGACAGCGTTAGATGCCAAGCACGCTTTATATGCGGAAACGCCTTGGCATAGGTTAGGGAATGTTGGGTATATCGACTGGGAGGATGCGAGAGATGCGTTCGACTGGTGTGAAGTTCAGCGTCACCCGATACATATTGAGCATGATGAGATAGGTGTAATTCTTGACGGCAGAAATGTCTTAAAGATGGTCAATTATCCGTATGCTTATGCGGAAGTAAGTGACCGATACCAGATAGTTCAGCATCGGTTTATGATTGATGATCTAACTGGATTGCTTATTGACACTGGGTTAGTAGAAACTATTGAATCAGTTGGTACCTATGACAATGGTGCTGTTGGTTATGTATCTTTGAAGTTTAAAGATGACATAGTTATCCCCGGTTGGTCCAAAGTCGAGTCAGTATTTAATATCGGTAATGGACATGACCGTTTGGTTCCGTTGGTTGCTACTCAATCAGCTACTGCGACTGTGTGTGCGAATACGTTTAAGTGGAACATCTTGGATAAGGAAGCTGTCTTTAAGTTTAAGAAGATGGGTGATCCGCAAGGCATGATGCAAGAAGCTGTTGAAGAGTTGTGTGCAGGTTATGAACGTCATAAAGATTACGCTGCACAGATTGAACGGATGGCTAACCAAATGTTTGTCGATCAGCAATGGGATAATTTAGTTAAAGATCTTATTGGGCCTCGACCACTGAATATGGATCAGTCACTAACCCCTCAGGGTTTCCACAATCAGTTGACCCGTTGGATAAACACTAAAAGAAATCTTGATAATAGGTTTTACAAAGATGAAGATATAGCTGGTGTGCGTAGCACTAGATGGGGTGCACTCATGGCTGTTCAAGCATGGGAGCAGAAAGATAAATCACTTAAAGGTGTTAAGAGCAGCCTTGAACGTACTCGTAGGCATCAAGCCAATGTGATGTTCGGGAAGCTGCCGATGACAGAGAAAGCTGCCAAGGTTTTGGTAGTTGGTTAAAGAACTCATTAAAAAGGAGAAAAAATGAGTATTGAAGCAACAGTAGAAATAGATACACGGGATTTTGCTAATGACGGCAATTTCTGTGACATCGTTGGTGACATCGCTGCTGATGTGATCCGAGACAGTGGCGAGGTAGAACATATTGTGACCACTGTTATAGAAAACGACATCGAGCATTACATAAAGGAATATGCAGGGTCAGCAGTTGTTGATCCCGATGATGATGCCTTCATTAATGCTGTAGCTAAAGCCTTGTACAACATGGCACGTAGCTATGTCGGAGTTTGAAGGTAAGCAGCAACGTAATATTGGGATGGCACGGGTAGAGTTAGGTGCCCGTCCATCCCAGAAGCTTGCTGCTAAACATGCCATAGCTAAGGTATGTCGGACAACAGCGCCGCATAACTCGTGGACTACTGATGAAGTTCATGCTGTTTTAGAGAGTATGAATGTCAAGTTAGATAATGCTCGACTGCTTGGTCCGTTGATGAAGCGAGCACATAAAGCTGGTTTGATTGAGCCTGTTGTGTGTGATGCGTGTCAACGTCAAGAGACTAGGTTGTCTCGACGTAAGAAACGTCATGCTGGTCCGCAGTATTTGTGGCGCACGACTCCTGAATATTATTACGAGTATTGGAAAGAGTAATGGAATACTTTTGTATAGATCCACCCGATGATCCGTATGCAGATTTGAGTGATAAAGAATATGAAGAAATGCTCGAAGCTATCGAGGTTGCTGAATCAGCTTATTGGGATCGCCGCATTGATGAGGCCAGAGGGAACTGATAAACTGGGCTTAGAAATGGAGAATGATGCAATACGAAACGGGTCCGGCTGCGTCTGTGCTATCAGAGTACATTCGCTACCCGGAGAACAAGCCGACTGCTGATGGTTCTTTTCTAAGGGTTTCCAATATCACGACATGTGATCGGAAACAAATGTTAGATGGAATGCAGATGCGTCGAATAGATGCTGGTCCTAATGCGATCAATGGGTTTGTTGCTAGAGAAATCGGCAACACCATGCATGAGCATATTCAAACAGCGTTTAAGGAACAGGTGCCTAACTTCGAGTGTGAAGTCGAGGTCAGTATCCCTAATTGTTTAACGTCTGGTCATGCTGACGGTGTTTATAATGACACAGTTTTAGAAATTAAAACGATGCGGAACTATGGGTTTCGCAAAGCAAGAAACGAAGGGCCAAAAGAAGAGCACTTGTTTCAAGCGTGTGCGTATGCCTTAGGGTTAGGTGTAACTAAAGTGCATTTAGTTTATGTGTGCAGTGACGCTACGCCTTCTCGTTGGAAAGATAGTGCTCGTGCAGGAGATATGGTTGAGTGGTTGTACGACATTCACGAATCATTTGATGAAAGTGAAACGTCGCTAATAATAGCTACAACATATTTCTTAGAGCAACATGCGCTAACCGCAAAAGCATTCCTTGAAACAGGAAAATTGCCGGAAGGTTTGATGTCGTATTGGCCGACAGAGATTCCTTGGGAATGTGATTACTGTCCGTACTACGACATCTGTGAGCAGCAAGGAGATATCGACATAGTTGATGTCATAAAAATAAAGGAGGCTGATGATGAGTCAGTTAAGTAAATTAGCAACACCATTCTCAGATAGGTTCGTGGAAACTAAGCCGGGTAAATTCGCAGCAGCGTATGTGCCTCATGGAATAGTGACCCAGTTCCTATTGGGGATATTAGGAGCTTATGATTTTCATATTGATGATGTTGTTAGGGACGCTGATGGTACTCTTACTGGTTGCCTCTGCACTCTTACTGTTGAGATTGATGGACGAGTTACCACGATTCAAGAAGTCGGGGAGTGTGAAAACCCAAACAACTGGAAAACAGATGGAGCACGTTTAAAAGCGTGTGCATCTGACGGAATAAAAAGATGTGCTATGAGGATCGGGCTTGGCCTGCATCTTTGGCATAAACATGATGGGAACTATGTTCTCGCAAACATTCTCGAAGAAAGAGAGAAAGAGGAATAATGGATATATCTATTGCTGGAAACATCGGACAAGATCCTGTGTTGCGATACGGAGCAAGTGGTAAAGCGTTTACTACTTTGTCTGTAGCTGTGACAACTGGGCGTGACGATACAAAAGAAACCCATTGGTTTGATGTCAAGTGCTTTGATGAGTTAGCTGAGAACATGGCTGAACTTGGTAAGGGACAGCGTGTCATTGTTAAAGGACGCATGAAGCAAGACAAATGGGAAGACAAAGAGACAGGGCAGAATCGTTCTAAGTTCTGTGTCTACGCTGATGAAGGTGGTCCATCTCTTAGGTGGAATCCCCGTGAAGGAGGTAGCTCATCAAGTGATAAGGTTGCAGCAGAGACAGTACAAAGGGGCTTCGAAGACGACACAAGGCCCTTTTAATGAGTGATGAAGAATTCCCAGAATCTGTAGTGGTTCCTATCTTGAATGAAGAGTTGGGGATATTAACCATAGTTGCACCTAAAGATTGGATTAATAAGGTGGAACTTCATGCGTTAAAAATCATTGATGCTTTCGAGCAGCACCCGGCTGGAGCAATGATGGATAAGAACAATCAGATGATGCAAGCAATGTCGTTTCTAATACAGAACGCTTGCAACGAATACTTGTATCACAACGATGATGTAATCCCTCCTGACATTGCATGAGCAAAGCCAAGCAAAAGGGGACGGCGTGGGAAACTGAGTGCGCTCGGTTTCTCACGTCGTACATCAAACAAAAATTTAATAGGCTTCCACTAGTCGGCAATAAAGATGTTGGCGATATAAGAAGCGAAGCCCTTCCTGATTTTGTTTTTGAATGCAAAAATAGGAAGGACGCATTGTCATCATTATCAGAAATAATGCGTGAGACTGAGCAAGAAAGAGTTAATGCCGACGCTAAGTTTGGTGTAGCTCTAGTTAAACGTAGGAATTTCGGGACAGGTGGTGCATATGCGGTTATGGAACTACACACTTTTGCTCAACTAATAAAAGAAAGGTTAGAGAATGAGCGAATTAATGCGACTGGAGGCACAACGAGCTTCTATTGAGTGGAAAGATATGCGGACGATGCTTAACGATTGGTGGGCAATCACTGATCCAAAGCCAATGACTCCTCCACGAGATATAAAAAAGGTAGTTCAGCGTGCTGTCGATGCCGGATGGGGACTCGATGAATGTTATAGGGCGCTTGCTGTTACGTGGGCTTTTACTGATCGAGCTTTTGAAACAGCTTTGCGTCGTGTTAAAGACGAGAGTTCCTCGAATATTGGCAGAACCGGAGAGCGAATACTACAACTACGAAAGGAAAGAAATGAGCGCAACCGTACACATTAATACCCCACAGGATGACTTAGTTCATATAGTCATTGACCATCCAAGTGGGCAACCAAGTTCGGAATGTTGGATAACCAACGACGGGCAAGCACATTATGACTTTAAAGAAGCGCAAGCTCGAATGCGAAAGCTAAGAAAAGAACAAGACAACGTGATCCAATTATTTGGAGATGACGAATGACAGAAGATGAGGCAGATGAGATTTTGTTTTTGATGTCTCAACTCTGGTGGTCAGGTCATCCACCTCCAGATGGAACGTTGTCAGTGTGGCATACGTCGTTGATGCACCTTGAAAGAGATGCAGCGATTGAGTGTGTGCATGAATTAGCAGGAGAAAAACCTTATTGGCCTGCAATATCTGATTTCCGATCTCACTATACTGCTAGGGTCAGACGGAAACAGGGCGAGATTAAGCCTATAGAAAGAGAGTATCTTCCTAAGGAAGAGAACGTTAAAAGGTTGCGAGAGTTACGTGAATCGTTAAGGGCAAACCGGTAGGACCTGTGACCGGTTGGGATGCTGGAGGATGTTTTCTCCTTTCTGCCTCCAGCATCCTGCCCTAATCCTCACGTAGCGTGGTATAATCTGTTTGACATCGTGATTGGAGATAACGATGGACGTTCAAGTTCAAAAAGCACCTGCTCGAATCGGCGCTGGACTAAGTGTTCAAGGATACGCCGTTATTTGTGACAGCCAAATACGTGACTGGTATAGAGACAGAGAAGAAGCCGAGCGTATAGCCAGCATCTTTAAAGACGAATCGACAAACCCAGAAGATTACTAATGTACGTCGATGATCTCGGCCACATCCGTTGGGACAAAGCCGACTTTAAAAAGCACGGGACATTAGCTAAGTACCTCATCGGGGAATGCCGGTGTCACAAATGTAAGAAAAGAATCTTAGCGCCAGACGCAGAGGTTCCGCTTAGACCTAGATACAACTACGATTAAACAACTTCAGGACGTGCAGAACTGTTAGTTAGTCTTTCTCTGCAATAAGAACGACAACGCTGACATTGATATGTTTGATAACTCATCGTCCGAGTACAACGAACCCCACGTTTTTGTAACCTGTCGCTGCCGCATGTAGGACACTGACGAGAAGTTGAATCAATTACGTTTTTATTCGGGTGGTTAGTCATCCACGGTCGTAGCCGTTCGTAAACATCTACCAAAAGATCAACGTCTTGCTTCGCGTACTTCTTCATGGTTCCCCACGCTTTAGGATCACCCTTCATACAGCCTGCCCATGTTTGAAATCCTCCTGTGACTTCTTTGCCCCCGAGTCCGAGGTGTTCCCCGAGATGTCCGAGTCTGTTGCTGTTAAATTTAAAATGTTTACGTGCGATTTTTAATGTGTCAACCGTTTGATAGGGACCAGTTGGTCCAAAGTTGTGGTAAACGAAACGTGCGTTAGCTTTTTTAATATCAAATGCATCTGAGTTGTGGCCTATCACTATGTCTGCTTCGTCTAGTAATTGCCAGAGTTTGTAAACAACATCGAAATCGTTTTCAGGATCTTCGTTATAGAGATCAAAGTCGTCTAAAGATACGACGTGTGTTTTCTTTTCGTGTTCCCATTTGTATGAGAAACATATGATGTACCACTCTCTAGCGTGCTCGATGACATCTTGTTGCCATTGCCCCCATACATACGACAAGTTCGGTGCTGTTTCTATATCAAAGAACAAGACCTTAGCCATGTGCCCCCTGTCAGGATGGAACAGTTAATAACCTAACCATTAGAGTACCTTCCCACCAGCTTCCGTCATCGGATAGGCGTTCAGGTGTCATCTCTAAGCGTTCTATTGTCACGTTGTCTGTACGTTTGCCTTCTTTATAACTAATAGCAGCGCCGTTTTCCATCAGAGTGCGCAAGTTTTCAAAAGTTTCTTTTACAAGAAGAGCAGGCCGAGGTTTACCAGAGCCTCGGCTAGTAAGAACATCACGCCGGAATATGAGAGGCAAAATAATTTCGTCGATGCGTCGGGGTACAGCGACAGCGGTGAGTTGCCAGTCGTGACAGATTGGGGTAGTAGTTGGGTCTGTCGAACCACGTTCGAGTTGGACTTTTAAATCATAAGAGATTGCAGTATTAACTCCATCGCTAAACGTAAACGTTTCTGGTGCACCTGTTTGAAGTGTGCCAGTAGTGTCTGGTATAGCAGCAGATGTTTGCGCTCCGTTCGTAGCGACAAGCCGTATTTTCCCTACTGGGTCAGTTGTAGCTGCGCCAAGCGTGTAAGGAGTTGAGGCTGTGTATCCAGTTGTTGTTCGGTATGCTGTTTTAGCTCGTTCGTATTGTGATCGGTCAAGGTCGATAACCCCAGAACGTAAAAGTTTTGGGACAACGGTAGACCATGTGCATTCGCCAGCTATTAGTTCTCCGCTTGCAACTTTGTCACCGCTGTAGTCTTCTCTATAACAAACACCAGCACCGGAAGCTTTGTTTACTGCAAGGAAAAGTTTAGGATCGTTGTCGTTGTTAAGCCGCACAAGGCTAACAACTTTGTCATTCGCTGCTACCGTGCCCGACATCTGTAAGTCTGCTGCGTAAGCAGGAACTAAAACTTCGGTGAACAAGGAAAGGTTTGCTCGGTAAACTTGGGCATTATCGCAGCCAAACCACATGAATTTGCCGTCAGCTTCAAGGCAAAAAGCTTCACCGCCTGTATCTATGGCAGGGCCAAGCGTTAAACCTGACGTTGATTCTTGATTAATTAAAGCTAATCTAAATCCCGTTGACGTAGCTAGTCCGAGTAAGCCACCGTAAGCCATTATTTCGTTAATAGTTTCATTACGGGGCAACGACGCAGCCAACGTCGGAGCATTCAATGTTCCGTCTGAACTATTGACACCAATGTAGTAGATAGATCCAGTGTTGTCAGTATTAGCGGTAGCATAAATACCGTTTGAAGCAGCAGTAATAGATGTCCATTTACTCGATGTCAACGGAAGTGAATAATCTAACGACGACGAAGCTTTAGCTCCGGCTGCATCTAATTCATAGATAGCGTTGTCTTCTGCTCCAATAACTCTGCCTGCAACTATTTGTAATAAGTCAGGAGTTAAAGTTCCAAAGCCGTGGTCCGTAGCGTTGTCACCAAGCGTGTATTTTCGTGGAACGTTAGCCCCAGTTTGTGCAAGATAAACGTAAGTTCCGTCAGAACTAATGTCAGTTACGTTGTTGCTTCCAGTAAGCGTTACCCATGCCGTGCCATCGTTAGAAGAATAGAAAACGTTTGTATCGCTAACTAAATAAATGTATTCAACGCCTGTAGCTGTAACAAAACGCTTAATAATTAAGTCTTCTGTGCCCAAAGTAAGCGACGAAGCAGTGTCTTCTGTTGTGTTTAGCAAAGAAATCTGGCCTTTAGTCCACACATCTATGCCTTGCGAAGAATAAAACCTGCGTCTATCCGAGTCTTCTTTGTCTAAATAGAGTTGACCAGCGCCATAGGACCAGTCTGTTTGTGACCGAACCCAAGCACCAGTTGTATCTAAAGTGTTTTCACCCGGCTCTTTGCTGTTGTCACGCTGCTGTCTTGAAACAGGAACAGTTGTGCGCCGATACATAGTTGTATCGACACCATAGGTTTCACCGTTTAGTTCGACCGGCAGGAACTCAGCATTAAAAGCCATAGCTAGTATTTCTGTGGGTACATTGTGGCTAGGCGAGCAGCTTCAGCGGCTACTCGCATGTCACGTCGAGCACGAAGGTCACGCATTGAAGCGGAGATTGCTCCGGGTGGAACTTCTTCAGCCCGTCGTGAGCTTCCCTGTGCGTCTAAAAACTCTCTTCTTATAGGGGCAGTAGTCATTAACGACAATGCAGCGCCTAAAGGCGGAAGATCATAGGCGGTAGATTGTAGCCCGGTAGCAGATTTAAGATCGCTTGTTAATGCAATAAGTGTAAGCGGTGACTTATAACTTACGTTGATTTTCTTTCCGGGGAACGCTGCTTCGTAAAGAATCAAAGCCATTCCGCTACTAAAAGATGTTGTTATTCTGTCTCTTTTTAATCCCCACTTGCGGATCTCTGGTTCTCTAGCTTCTACAGTGACAGGATCTGTGTAAGAGATTGCGTAGATAGATTGCACTGCTTCGCTAGTTAAAGCTACGCCGTCTTCAGTCAAGTCGTAGCCTTGTTTGCTTGAATTATAGGTAGTAGTAAACGTTTTGATTTGGAAAATCCCGTTGTCTGGGGCAGACAAATCACGTAGTTCGTTGTTTAAAGCTTCCAAAATTCTGTATGTAGGGAACTTTGGGGAGATACGAACGATGTCAAGGTTGCTGTGCGCTGCTGCGGTTGAACCACCGTAAGCTCTGATTACGTCAACAGTCGTACCCGAAACACCTTGAACGTACATCGCTTCAGAATTAATTTCAATGATAACTCCGGGCACAATCCCTGAATTTGAGGCATCGGTTATTGTTAGCTGTGTGTCACCGGTAGCTGCTGATGCGCCAAGCACTAACAGTTCTTCCACGTAACCAGATAGCAGTAAGTCTCTAGTTTCGTCTATCCATGCTTGTGCCGTTGTCATTGTTAATCTCCAAGAATCGTATCTAAATTACGTTCTTTACGTCTGATATCTTTTTTCTCCCCAGTTAAAACTGTGCCCGATTGGACTTCCCATTTAGATCCTGCGTGTCTTTCAACATAGGCAGCACCGTCAATACCCTTGGGCTGAATGCCCTCAGATCGGAGTCGCTTATAGGCCTCCATATCTTTTTCTTTGGCTCGTTCTTTAGCTTTAGTCCCGGCCCAATTAATCTCTTTACCATCATGTGTCCCTCGTGTGGGAGTAGCCGAAGCAGCTATGTGCACTTCACCGAAGTACTTCCGAACCACTCCCCTACATGCGTCGCAAGTACCGTCATAGGTTTCATCAAACCCATGACGAATCTCATGTGATAATCCACAATCGAGACAACGGTAAACATAAATTGGCATTAACCCGGTCCTACTCTGAACGAATACCCTGCTGCTAACAGCACGGTTTCTTCTGCATCTGTTAAATCTTTCGGGCTTTCATGTCCTCCATATATCCACCGTGTGACAGTTGTTTTGTCGGCAGGCAAAAAATCTTGGACAGTTGTCCCATTGATAATAAATATGTTATCCCCTCGTAGCCCCGGCTCGTAGTGACGCATCAGTGCGTATGCTGCTGGTGTCGGTTTGTCACGTAAGCCAACCGAGGGAACGATCTTTGTTGTGGGTATTACTAGATACCTGAACATTGTGACGGTAGGTGTTGTTGCTCCTACCCCGATTGTTGCTGGTGTCGCTGTGTAATTACCACTTGCTGTTGCCGAAGGCATCGTTGCTGCTGCTGCAACAACTCCCGGTGTCGCATCGACAGTAATATAGAGCGACTCTTCAGGTATTGTCGCCCCAGCCGCCACAGCAGCCGGTGTAACGATCGCTGAGGTTGTGACACTGGGGACACTAGCTTGACCGACTGTGCCACCGTGTAAGACGATTGTGTTAGCAGTTACACTTGGAACAATTACTGCTGGGCAAGAGATCGTTGACGGAGTAACCGTTGCCGGGACCGACGGGCTAGCCGAAAACGTCGTCGTAACACCGATTGTGGCTGGCGTCGCAATGACCGCCACAGTATGACCAGTATCGGAAGACTTACGATAGCTAACACCCGACTGGTTGTAATCCACCAAGACACGGTTGTCCGGTACCGTGGTGTCACGTTCGTTGTAATCGAACCCGGTCTTGTTGTATTCATAAGGATTTTGATACGCTACGCCGCCGGGACGTTTAGGCGTGTAAACATATGTGAAAACGGGCGACAGATCCGCCGAACACCCAATAGTGCTGACGGATACAATCGCATCACGTTTCTGATAAGGAAAGCCGGACTCCGCATAAGCGATTCCGCTTTCGTTGTAATCGTAGCTGCCCGGATATTTCGGGGCGTAGTCGAACCCAGCCTCTTGGTATTCAATCTCATCTTTGTTGTACGGATTGACAGCAGGAAGCGACACCGAACAGCCTCATCTTTCTAACCGGTAACTGATGCCGTTTCGGGATCACCCACTTTTCTGGCTGCAACAGCTTTACCAATAGCTACAAGGGCCGCAACTCCGGCAACCTTTAATGCGTCCATCCAATCTGGACCGGGAACTGCCATAGCTGCAACCCACGCCTGAGCGAAGGTAGCGACGGCACGTTCTAAACTGTCTTTAATAAAACGCTGGTTGAACAACTTCTTGTCTCCGTATCTGCATAGCCGCCCAAGTCTTTGGACCAACTACGCCATCTGCAACAAGCCCTTTGACTCGCTGCCATTGTTTTACTTTGGCGAGTGTACCACGCCCAAATATTCCGTCGGCTAAAGCTCCTACTACTCGTTGAACATGGACAACTGCTTGGCTACGTGAGCCTTTGCGTAATGTTCCCGGAAACGGAACAAGCCCATCCTCTGGTTCTTTAGGTAAAGTCATTGCAGGAATGGTTGTAACCATGCGGCGTTGAATCATTCCTCGAAGTTCACTCATCGAGAATAAAGGATCTACTTTGCGTGAGGTCCATTCCTTGTGGCCTATCACAGCACAGTCGGGATTCCAATTGTGTCCCTCGCACAGAAAAGCGCACAAATTTACAAGTGCCTCCATTTGTGTCTCGGGTACATCTTCCCCTAACCCGTCATTAATAATTGAAACACCTATTAAACGAGAGTTAGCGCTGATCTTACCGGGGCCAGTAGCGTCACCAATAACAGGATTATTCTGCTGCATCCGTGTCAACACAGCTTGTAACCCACGACCAGCGTGGTTAGCTTTCACGTTCTCAGCAGTCAACTTAACAATGGTGCCATCACGTTTAATGATGTAGTTGTACAAAGGTCCGGGGACTTTGTTGACTCCTCGTACACACATTGCGATCACGTTGTCGGGATCTGCGTTACGGTTTGAAGCAGTGTGGTGAACAACTATCCCGAACGGTTTGAGTGGTCGTCCGGTGTTGACTTTGCCGGGTGCGTCTACGAGTTTCATTCTGGATCAGGGATAGGGGTTTTCTGGTCCCAGTCTTCAATCAAATCATCCCACCACCAAGTGTTAGGTGGTTCACCGTAACCATCTGGGTAAGGTTTGTCGGCAGGCGGACCCCATTCATAATTATCGTCTAACACCCATCCATCATGTGGAGATGGGGGATAGAACAACCCTAAAGGATAGCCTTCTGCTTCTGGGACAAATGTATAGCCGGGACCAGCTTTGTTTTTGCGAATATTATCTGCGGTTTCATACCAGTTAGGCCATCCCAAATCGACGGGTGTGCAACCATCTTCAAATACAGCAACATTTATTACAAGATCATTTTCGGTTACTTCTGCAAAAGTTCTCATTATTCAGGCCACCTGACTATGAATACACCGTCTTGTCCGGGCAAAGTTCCGACTCCTGACTGTCCACCGGCGCCACTACCCTTGGTGCCCAACGCAGGTGGTGTGTCTGAGTCATTCATACCGTTACCCCCACGACCATAATAATTAGAATCTAGCCATTGATAACCTGCGCCACCTTCTTGGCTAGTTGTTGATCCGCTACCATTATTCCCAGTACCGCTACCTCCGCCAGCGCCAGAAGCGTATACACCAGAATCGGTACCCCCCGTACCACCGCTATATACAGTCCATGTGCCAACCGAACCAGTTGTACTGGAACTACTGGAACCGCCAGAACCGCCAGAACCGCCGCAATAACCATTCCATTCGCCGCCGCCGCCGCCGCCACCGCCGGAACGCCAATGATAAGTTCCGTCAGAAGGCATTGAGCTACTACCGGAAGTGCCTGCGTAGCAGTAAGACCAACCTCCACGGCCCCCCTGACCGCCCCCACCAGAGATAATATTAAAATTGTTTCCGTCTAAAGATAAGTCAGCTAACAGGCTATAGCCACCAGATTGTGAGCTACCGCCACCGCCACCAATAGTCAAAGTGTAATCGCCAGCGACAAGAGGAACCCCGGTGGCATGAACAACACCGCCACCACCGCCACCGCCGGTATAACTATTTGTGTCATAAGCACCGCCGCCACCGCCAACAAGAATTAGATCAACCGTACCTTCACCAATGACTGTTACCGTTCCACTAGCCGTATAAGTTTGAAAGTTGAATCCGCCAGCAGTAGTACGAGCACCACCTTCCATGTCGAAACCGCCTGCTCCGGCGGCTCCTAAAATTGCGGCTTTACTCGATCCAAACGGCATAACAACCCTCAGCTAGTAATAGCAACGATCTCGTCGTCAGTTAAACCAAGATCTTTAAGTTTCTGATTACCTGACTCTTTATCGGCAAGCATTTGTTCGTGTGCAACTTTAGCAGCTTCTTGTTCTTCTTCAGCTTTTTGCTTACTAGCTTCTGCTTCAGCAATTTCAACAGCAGTTAAGTCACGATAAGTAACTTCACCAGTTTCACAATTAATTTCTACTGTCTGTGTTCCAGCCATCAATCTTCCTTACGTTTCAAATCCGTAAATATAAATGGCAGAACCTTGCCGCCAGTTATTGTTATCAATATCAAAGGTTAGTTCTGTTACGGCAACCATATCGGAAGGCCACGATGTACTCCACCTGTAGCCTCCCTGCACGACACGACCGCTGATATTACCCATTCCAGTACCCCCATTTACATTTGTGGAATACCCTCCCGAGTAACCTACTTGGTAATAAGTTACTTGACCGCCTTCAGCAGCTTGGTCGGGTAAAGGCATATCAATTTGCCAACAGCCCATTGATTTATTGCTACTGCTGTTGTAGCTCCAACCAGAACCGTCTTGGGGGAATCCTAAACCTGACGTACTGTTAAACTCGTTTTGATTGTAATTATTGCTGAAATAGCCGCCAGCGTCTTTTCCCATATACCATGAACGACCACCACTTTGGTTGTTGTAGTCATAGTTGATGCCCATTCTTAAACGGCTTGAAGAATCGGTAGCAGCCGTTCCACGTCCAGATATAAAAATACGCAACCATGAATAATCGCTTACATCCATAGACGTAAATCTGATGTACTGGGTTGTGCTATCGGCACATTCATGTTTCGTA